ATGTCATGGGTTTATAATCATTTCAAAAACTTTCTAAAAACTAATCAATGTATTAATTGGTTAAGATTAGATGATAACAATAATATTTACAGAGTATCTAGTAAATATAAAAGGGAGTTTCATAAGTAATGGGTGGTGCAGTATCAGCAGTAACGACAGCAGTACAAGCAGTTAGTAAAACTCCTGCGTTTAAATTTTTTCAGAATCCTTTAGTTCAATTAGGTGCAACTTTATTTATATCATGGGCATTAAGACCAAAAGTTCCTGATATTCCTGATTTTGCAACTAACTCATTTGATGAATTTGAAAAAGGTATATTATTAAACAAACAATCTAATGATGCAAATATTCCTGTAATTTATGGAGAAAGATTAATTGGTGGAACCAGAGTATTTGTAGAATCTTCAGGAACAGATAATCAGTATCTATATGTCGCTTTAGTATTATCAGAGGGAGAAATAAATTCTATTGAACAAATATTAATTGATGAAAAACCTGTTACATTTGCTAGTAGTTTTTCAGATGGTGTAGCAGTTGATGTAGATAGTTCAGATAGCAATTATTATAAAGGTGGAGAAAGTTTAATTAGAGTAGAGCCTCATTTTGGAACAGATGGTCAATCAGCATCAACATTATTATCAACATTATCTAGTTGGGGAAGTAATCATAAATTAAGTGGATTGTGTTATCTTGCACTTAGATTTAAGTTTAATCAAGATGCTTTTGGTGGACTACCTACAATACAAGCAAAAATAAAAGGTAAAAAAGTTAAAACTTATAACGCAAGTTTAGTAGAACAATCTGCAAGTTATTCAACAAATCCAGCTTGGTGTATTTTAGATTATTTAACAAATACAAGATATGGAAAAGGTTTATCTGTAAATGAAATAGATTTACAAAGTTTTTATGATGCTTCACAAGTTTGCGAAACACAAGTAACACCATATTCAGGTGCAAGTAATATTAATATATTCGATTGTAATTCAGCAATAGATACTTCAAGAACTATTATAGATAATTTAAGAGATATGATTAAAGGCTGTAGAGGTTATATTCCATTCTCACAAGGTAAATACAGTTTAGTTATTGAAACAACAGGAACAGCAACAGTATCATTAACCGAAGATGATATTATAGGTGGTTATACTTTAGCTATTCCACAAAAGAATGAAAGATATAATAGAGTTATTTGTTCATTTATAAATCCTGATAGAAATTATCAAGTTGATGAAGTTCAATTTCCACCAATTAATGATTCAGGACTTCCAAGTGCAGATCAACACGCAACAATGAAAACTGCTGATGGTGGTTTTCTATTAGAAGGTAGATTTCAATTTCCAACATTAACGAGCCAATATCAAGCTGAGGAAATGGCAGAAGTTATTTTAAGAAGATCAAGAGAGGCTTTAGGATTATCTTTAAATGTAGCTTTTAAAGGTTATGAATTAAATATTGGAGATATAGTAAATATCACACATAGTTCATTAGGTTTTTCTGCTAAACCATTTAGAGTTTTAGGAATTACTTTTAACAATGATTATACTGTAGGATTAAGTTTAGTCGAACATCAAGATAGTCATTACACTTGGGCAACTAAAACACAAGCTAGTACAATTCCAACTACAACACTTCCTAATCCATTTACTGTTCAACCACCAGCAAGTGTAACTTTATCTGATAGTTTAGTTGAATATAATGATGGAACTGTAATTGTAGCATTAGATGTAACTATAGGTGCTTCTCCTGATAGTTTTGTTGATTATTACCAAGTTGAATACAAATTAAGTACAGATTCTAATTATATTATCTATGCACAAGGTTCAGGATTAAATCACAGAGTATTAAATGTAATTGACCAAAAAACTTATGATGTAAGAGTTAAAGCTGTCAATGTTTCACAAGTTTCATCAACTTATGTAACAGCACAAAGACAAATTGTAGGGGCTATCGCACCACCATCAGATGTGGAAGACTTCTCATGTAATATTGTTGGTCAAGAAGCACACCTAAGTTGGTCGGCTGTAACAGATTTAGACCTTGCATATTATCAAATTCGTTTTGCAAAAGAAACAGATGGAACAGCAGATTGGCAGAACTCAGTTAATTTAGTTTCTAAAGTATCTCGACCAGCAACCAGTATTTCTGTACCAGCTAGGGCTGGAACTTATCTTATCAAGGCTGTAGATAAACTTGGTAACTTTAGTTCAAATGCAACAAGAATTGTTTCTAATGTATCTGATGTTATTAATCACAATGCTGTAGCAACACAATCAGAACACCCTAGTTTTTCTGGTACATTTACAAATACATTATTAACAGATGGTGCAATAGAATTAGATTCTTCAGAACTTTTTGATTCTGCTCAAGGAAATTTTGATGATGAAACAACAAGATTATTTGATTCTGGTGTTAGTAATGCTGATTTTTATTCTTCTGGTAATTATCAATTTGCAAATACAATAGATATATCTGCAAAACATACAGTCAGAATTACAGCATCATTAACTCAAACATCTGATAACCCTGATGATCTTTTTGATAATAAAGCTGGATTGTTCGATTCTGCAAAATCTAACTTTGATGGAGATACACCAGCAAACTGTGATGCTCATTTAGAAATAGCAACTTCTGATGATAATGTAACATTTACTAATTTCCAAAATTTTGTAATAGGAAACTATACTGCAAGATATTTTAAATTTAGAGTTGTTTTAACTTCTAAAGATCAAGCATCAACTCCAAGAGTTTCTGAGGTTACAGTAACAATAGATATGCCTGATAGAATATTTAGTGGAAATGATTTAATATCAGGTGTTGGAACTTACACAGTAACATTTACAAATCCATTCAAATCTGTTAATTATGCCGTAGGTATTACTGGCGAAGATATGGCTACTGGAGATTTCTTCACAATATCAAACAAAACTATTAATGGTTTTGATGTTTTGTTTAAAAATTCAAGTGGAACAAATATATCAAGGCAATTTGATTATATTGCAAAAGGATTTTAAAAGGAGTATAAGAACGATATGGCTCAACACGATTACAACATAGCAAACCAATCTTTTCCAGCAACCAGAACAGATATTAATAATGTTTTATCAGCTATTAATACATCTAATTCAGGAACATCAAGACCTACTTCAGCAGTAGCTGGAACAATTTGGCTAGATACCACTTCAGCAACTACACCTACTTTAAAATACTATGATGGTGCAGATGATATTTCTTTAGCAACTTTAGATCATTCATCTAACACAGTTAATTGGCTAGATAGTACAGTTTCAATAACTGGACTATCAACAAGTGCAACAGGAACAGTTTTAACTTTAACTGATACATCTTTAAATTCTACAGTTGATATTCAATTACCTGATACAAAAGCAATAGAAGATGATTCAGGAAATGAATATATTAAATTTTCAAAAACAGCATCAGCAGTAAATGAATTAACTGTAACTAATCAAGCAACAGGAAACAATCCAATTTTATCTGCAACAGGAGATGATACAAATATTGGAATAGATTTAACTACAAAAGGTACAGGATTAATTAAATTTAACGATTTAGCATATTATCCTGAAGCTAGTATTACTTCATCATCAAATGCAGTAGCTTGGGATTCACAAGCACAACCAAACGCAAAACATACTACAACAGAAAACACAACTTTCTCTGCACCAAGTAATTCAACAACAGGTTCATTTATAAGTTTAAATATTCAATATGGTGGTGCTCACACAATCGCTTTCAATACTGTATTTGAATTTGCTGGAAGTACAGCACCAACTTTTACATCTGTTTCTGGTCAATCAGATCATTTAGTTTTTAGATACAATGGTACAGTTTGGCAAGAGATGGGTAGAACTTTAAATATGTCAGCAACATAAGGATAAACAATGTACGCAGTAGTAGAAAATAATAACATAACTCAATTTATAAATAACCCTAAATCTATTGTTATAGCAGATGTAAGATACCCAGCTAAAATATTTGACTTATGGTCTCAAGCTGAAAAAGAAGCTATTGGAATTTATGAAGTTATAACTGATTCAACTAATTACAAAGACCCAGCATATTACAATAATACAAACGAACAATATACTTTTGCAAATGGTCAAGTTACTAAATCTTGGGGAACTGCAACTGCTAAAAGATTAGAAGATGAAAACGCAGTAGATGAAGATGGAAATAATATTTTAGAAGATGGTGTTCAAGTTATTAACTATGGTTTAAAAACTGAAAAGAAAAGAATAGTTAAACAACAAGCTAGTGGTTTATTAGCACCTACTGATTGGTATGTAGTTAAATCAACTGAAGTAGCTGACTATGATATTCCAGCAAACATATTATCTTTTAGAGCAGATGTTAGAACTAAATCT